TTTCCGATCAAGAGCTTGCTTTTCTTGAGCTCACGAAACACCTGTCCAAGGTGGCGGAGGATTACAAGCTAGCTAGTATTGCGGCGTTATGGACTCAGGTCAAAACGCTCGAAAGCATCGCGGCCTACTACGACCAACAGATGAACTTGGTGTCCCGAAAGGACAGAGCCACTTCATCCATAGGTCAAACGGTTATCGATGCCCGAGAGCTTGGGATCGAAAGAGAACGCCTATTAGCGGAAGCTATCCGTGCTTTAAGTGCGAAGGGTAAGGCGTGAATGCCTTAAATGGCTTTAGTATTGGCTCCGCATGAGAGCAGGTCGCTCTTCTGCATCGCGTCCACACATCCACAAAAACACGCCGAGAGGCGTGGGGAGCATGGCATGTCTTCAATGACAAGCGATTCGGGGAGCTTCTGGTCATATGCAAACGCTCTTGCTATACCGTCTGAGATCAAATCCCCCGTTATGGAAACGGTAGATCGATGGTTGCGCTGTAATGGCGCTAACTGGACGGTAGCCCGCATGAAAGGAATCTATACCAATTTCATCAGGTATAATGCGGGTGAGGAGTTGGTTGAGCTTCAGTGGGTTGCTCGTCATGGTGACGGACGACCGAAGGGGCCCTTTGGTGCCCTGTATACTTACTCAACCGGGGGAAAGCGTTGCATGTTTGACGTGATTACCCTACTTCGCGCGTACACCAAACTGGTGGCTGAGGAGCCAACAGTTGAACAAATGGAGAAGTTCATGAATGGTGTGTGTGCAAGCGACTCAGAGGTACCAACCTCGTTAACTGAAGGTGTGAGGAAATCCGCACGTCTGTGTGGCATGAAGTTGAAATTGGAACCATGTGCGCCCTATTGGACGTACATGCCCTCGCCAAATAAAAGGGTGCCGTCAATCGACGGGAAAAACCACCCTGAGGGAACCCATTGGATGAACCAGTGGGCCGATCTTCATATGTCACGGTACGGACTGGACTTTATGTGGAAGTTCCCAGAGATCACAAAGGATCTGTTAGGGTCATGGGAACCGGAGTGTGATGTTCTAGGACCGGGTAATAAGGACCGGTGGAAGACTGACTCCGTGGGCGCAATAGGGTTCATCCAAGAGCCCGGATACAAACTGCGCTCGATAGCAAACCCGAATAGGGTGTACCAGATGGCATTGAAGCCGCTGGGAGATGCGCTGTATGGTCTTCTCCAGACCTTGCCATGGGATTGTACCCACGACCAGTCGCGTGCTATACCACATATCCAAAATCACCTGAAGGCTGGCAAAGTCGTTCATTGCGTGGATCTGTCATCCGCCACGGATTATTTCCCTTTGGCGCTGCAGCTTTCTGCGCTTCGCGAGATTGTGATGCCGGGAACCCGGAATTACCTTGGTGCATTCGAGTATTTATCTCGAGCGCCTTGGCGGTTAAAGGACTCCACTATCCAGTGGACCAAGGGGCAGCCACTTGGGCTGTACCCGTCCTTCGCATCTTTCGCGCTGACACATGGATTACTGCTTCATTCCCTGAATGATTATAAGCACGACATGGATTTCTTCGTGCTTGGGGATGACGTGGTTATTCTGAACGACCGATTGTTCATCGAGTATGTAAGGGCTCTTCGTGAGCTAGGCTGTCCCACTTCTGAAGCTAAGAGTTTGAATTCTAAGCTCATGGCGGAATTTGCGGGTAAAATCGTCACAAGGGAAGAAGTCTTT